TGCAATGCAATTTCAACAAAAGAACCATCATCTATCAACCTAGTCTCGCGCACGGTATAAGCAACAGATGCAACTGTAATAGCATTACCATATACTAAATTGCCAAAATCAGATGCACGTGCTGTCAACATATAATCAGTGCTTAATACCATATCATTTGCAATGATTTGTGATGGCATGTCAAGAATACCTAAACCGGTAACGGCGCCAGCAGTACAACTGACGCCGAAATCGTTTAGAAAACCAAGCAGGTTTTCAGTTATCGCCATTAGCCGTACTTCTTAAGACCGTAACCAACGCAAGTAACAGCACTAGATGCATTGCCGGTTTCAGCAGTACAGCTCAACCGTACATAACGCTTTAATGCGTCACGGTTTAATGTAAGCACTTCTTTATACGCAGCATTAGCAATGGCAGTAAATGAGCCACCGGTAGCTGCTGTATAAGCGCTGTTATCATCTGATTCTTCAATGCGAAAGGTCAGATCAGCGCTGGCGCCAGCAGCAGTGCCAAGCAAAATTACTTGGATGTCGCCGTCATAATCTTTAAGATCAACGCCAGTTTGGTTGCCTGTAGCTGTAATGGTCGTTGTAGCTAAAAGCGTAAAATGCTCTAGCTTTTCAAGTGTCTGTTGAAATAACATTGCGGGTTCTCCGTTTGGGTGGTTGGGGATCTGGTTCTGGATCTACAGCAATCGTAGCTGTAATTGCTTTGCCAATACCAATTAATAATTGAGCATCAGCATTGCTTGCCTCAACGGTGGAGCCAGCCCTTACGAGCTGGCCGCCTACCATCGTGGTCTTAGTGACCTGGATTAGCATCAGAGCGTATCAGCGCCGCGACAGAAGCCTTCAGGATGGCGAACAGCAAAGTCCACATCTTGTAGTGCTACCACACGTACAGTGCCGCTTGTGCTATGGGTGTAAGGATCAACAGTTAGATCCAACCCAGACCACATGCCCATGATCAATTGAGACCACACAGCAAAGAAAACATCGCCGCTAGCTACTTGGTTGCTAACAGCAGCGTTATAACCGTTAACAGTGCCGCCTGGCTCAAAAATAAATTGAGCAGTAGCTGATGCTTTTTCTGTGGTCTTCAGTGATCCACGCATTGATGCATTCATCAAATACGACATGGCGCCAATGTCTGCGTTATCAGCAGCAATTGCACTTTCCATGCTTACCACTTCAGCATATGTAGGCACTGCACCGGCAAAGTTAACTGTATTGATGCCGGTTGTTAGCTTGATGCCTAAAGGCTGGTTGGTATTACCCAAACCATACAAACCAACGCGGTCAATCTCAAGTGCCAATACAGTAGCTAGATCCTGACGGATCATTTGCTCTACATCAATGCTGGATTGCAGCATCAACTTACGGCTGTAATCAGTAAACGCACCACATGTCTTAGGTGACATGTTGACTTGATCAACAGTTTGGTTGCTTTCAGTAGGTGCGCCAGACTCAGCTACCCAGTAAGCAGTAGCAGCACCAGTTTGACGTGGGATTGCAACGTTACCGCTAAGGCCAGTCAACGATGCAACGCCAAGGCCAGCTAATGCTGAACGGTTGCGCAACAGCTCAATAAAGCTGCCGGGGCGAAAATCAACGCCAACCAAGTTACCAGCAGCAGACGCAGTGCCTACTACCAAGTCGCGACGCAATACATCATTAGGCACCATGATGCCTTGTGCTGTTTTGCCTGCTTTAGCAGCAGCAGCATCAGAACACTCGCGTTCAAATGCAGCAGCTTCTTGCATCCGGCGATCACTAGGATTAGCCAATGCATTGATCGCACGCTGGAAAGAAAACTCACGGCTTTCTTTTGCAGTAAGGCCGATGTCAGCAGCTTTTTCAGCTACTGGCTCTACCTTGGCGCCGATCTTATCTAGTACAGCAGCACGGGCTTCATCTAGGCTGCGGCCACTATCAATGAGTTGCCGAGCAGTGTCAGCCATGTTGTGCTTGTCGCATAATGCGGTGATTGCGGAAATCCGGCTGCGTTCGGCTTTAGTAGCCTCCTGCACCGCCGCAACGTCAGGCGTGTTGTCCATAATCTCCATGGTTTGAGGTTGTTGTTGTGGTTGAACGTCGAGCGAACGCCCAACGCCGACCGTTGGGTCTGCTGGTATGCTAACAACACTTATCTCATGTGCATTCCAATTGGTAGCAACAAAGCTATCTTCGCGATGTTCCATTTCGTTTATTTGATAGCCAAATGATACATTACGCAGCACTTTATCTTTTACATCACGCAATACCTCTTGCGCAAATGGATTTTGGCTAAACCGCACTGACACATACCCACGGCGGTCTTCATCATTAATCCAACCGCGCTCTACTACACCAATAACGCGATCTGGGTCATGGTTAAACAATAACGGTGCGCCATCATTTAAACGGCTTAGGTCAGCAGCGCCTGCATCATGGCTAAGCACTTCATTGCCAAAATAACGTGATACCGGATATTCAGAGCTAAATGGAAATTCCATTGTCCGCTCGTCATCAGCTAAAGCAAAAATTGCTGGCTGTGACCTGATCATCATTTCGTTGTCGTTAGTCATCGGAGTCATCCTCATCGGGTGGGGCGGTAGGCGGCACCTGGATGGCACCATCATCATCTACCTGTGTTGGGTCTGTATCAACCACAATACCCATTTCAGCTAATTTTTGCAGCTCCGCTTGACGTTGCAACAATAGCTCATCTAAGTCACCGCCTTGCTCAGCCACAATTTGGCCTAGTGTTTTGAAGCCACACCTAACCGCATCCTTATACGCTGATACCTCTTTTACTGGATCAACCCATGCCCAGCCGCGTGGCATCCACCTAGCCATTTTAAATCTATTAGGTGCTTGCTCATAGCCTTGCAGTGATAAGGCCCCGCTTAATACCGCCATATCCATCCATATATCAAAAATACGCTGGTGGAAATTTTTGATCATCCAATCTTGTAGAATCCGCCAGTGGTCACGATCTTCAAGCAAACTTAACCGGCTAGAGCTGTAATTAGTTTGGCTAAAATCACGGCTTACCGTTTCATAGCTACAGCCAATACCAGCCGCCATTGCACGTAACATTGCACGTAAAAATGGCTCAAACTGTCCATCTGGTGCATCTAGCTGCGGCACCGTTACAGTTTCACCCGGTTGCAAATACTTAAATACACCTGGCTCAAACTGGCTAACACGGTCGCCATCCATTACATCATCACCTTGCAGCTCGCCTTCTGGGCTAGTAACAAAACCCATCAAGCTGCTAGCTGCACGCGCACGGATTACCTCCGCCTCCTCATAGCCCTGCAAATGATGTAACCGCTGTATAGCAGATGCAAACCACGTAGCGCCACGTGTTTGGCCCGGGCGGTCCATGCGATATAAATGGATTACATCAGCCGCTAATACACGGTTATGACGTTGTGATGAAATCTGTTGGTTACTAAACTGATAGTCACCAGGGTGATATGCCAAAAAGTGATAAGCAATCGGGCGGCCCCAGCGGTCAACCTCAACGCCCATCCGTATCTCATTACCCTGCAAGCTACGGCCATTAAGGCCATCATCTAATTGATCAGCTTCTATTATCTCAAGCGCTAATGGTATTGGTGAACCACTAAATGATTGCTTTACTAGCCGCACAAATACTTCACCGCTTTCTGCAATACTACGAATAAGTAACCTTTCAATATCACTAAAGCATAACTTACCGCCAGTATGGCAATATTCTGCGTATGACCATTGATGCCATAATGATTCAATTGCATCATTGATAGGTTGATCTAATTTATTACCACGCAGCATCCGCACTTGTGACTGAAACGGTATGCCCTGCCCGATTACATTGCCTTCAATAGCACGTAATGCCTGCCTTGCGTAATCATTGTCACGGCATAATTGCCTAGCGCGATCACGTAGCTTTTGCGCTGAGCCATATACTTCACTATCAGCGCTTGTATTACCAGTTACCCAGTCAGCAGTAAGACGGCTAAATTTAGCGCCTTGATACATTCGCCGCCGTGGCTTTGTAGCGCCACTTTGCAACCAGCTAAAAATTGTAGAACGGATGCCCATTAGAAACGCACGAATAGATTGTGTGGGTTACCCAAGCCTTGCGCTTGGAGTGATGCCGCTTGCTCGCGCTTGACCTCAGCCTTTAGCTTACTTTCAAGTTGGATTAAATCAACCAAATCATATTTCTTTAAATTACGTGTGCCGATCCGATATTCCTGCACCACGCCGCCAGATACAATCGCCCTGATCGCAGCCTTTACTGCATCTAGGTCAATCTCCGCTTGGCTGCGGCCATCAAATGCACCAGGTGTGCTGGTATAACTCAACGCTGCCTGCACTTGCAATTGCCCAGCGCCTAACGTCAGCTTTTCCGTGCTATAAGTCGCAATCGCCTGCCAGTACCATTGCCCAGCATCAAAACCAGCACTGGTGCCAGTAGCAATCGTAAATTCCCACCCAGACCCAAAAGCTGTCCCAACAACTGTCGCCGCCTCAGCCGCTACATTCGCACGCAAATAATATGTCAACACCCATGTAGCGCTGGTAATCGCATTGCCAAACCCGTCCGCCGCCGCATCATCACGCCATTTAATGGTGTCTCCTGCCCTAACCTGTGCTGGAATGTTCACCAGTTACTAACAAAGGGTTTGCTTGATTTTAGCACCGCCTTGGCTTTTGGCTTGCTTTCTAGCCGCCGCTCTAATTGATCCCATATTGTTCGCCTGTCATATCGCTGATATAACCAGTTCAAACCGGCATACGCATATACCAAGCAATCCAACGCTTCATTACGCGCACCGGGTTTCTTTACCCATTCACGTACCGGGAACCCTTTTACATACTTCAACGCCTGCTTTTCTGCTGTTAATTGCTCAAAATATTCCGCTGGTGTGCCCATATGAAAATGCAACGCCTCATTATGTTTTAACCGCGCAAACAATGTTGTTTTTATGGTATCACCGCCAACTGGATATACTAATGCGCCACGCTTTAATTGTTGGCCCTTGCTATTAATGTCAACCTTAGCAGCCTTACCAATTGGCGCTTTACCGCGTTGGCTTTGGCCTTTAATTGCAATTACATTTTGCCTGCCGCGTTCTCTTGCATATTGATAAACTTCAGCCGTTGCATGGCCGCCACTATCAACACAAACTGCATCTGGCCTAAACCCACCGCCATTAGCATGTGGCCATTCACGTAACAACAACTCATCTAGCTGCTTCCATACATCAGCACGGCATGGATCACCAAATATCTCTTGGTGATGCACTAACCATCCTTCCTCCTCACGGCCCCACGCCCATACACTAATAGCTAAGCGGTCGCCAATACTGCCGCCACCACCTTGTACGTCAACACCTACAGTCAATGCCCATGCATCTGCTGGTATAATGCCAGGTTCATAATGTTCACATTTATCTATTAACCCAGCAGCATCTACCTTACTAGCATAATCTTCCTCCCATGTCTCAGCCAATCTAGTATTAACAAAGCTCTTAAGCATTGGTGCATCAGATTTTGCACGTAAAAAGTCGTCAACCATATCAGCCCAACTAAGCCATCCTAACGGTGAGTACAAACCCGATAATTGGAAACCAGCCGTCTTGCCATCAAATGGTGCTGTAGCTCGCCATTCACCTTCGCGTAACATCATTGGTTTATGTATATCACTAAATCTTTCAGCGCAATGCTCGCATTCATATTGGGCAGTATTAGGATCATTGTTTTCCCATTTAAGTTGTGACCATTTCAGCCATTCCTTTACGCCACACTTAGGGCACGGCACATAAAAACGCCGCTGGTCACTACGTAAATACTCAGCTTCAATACGGCTAAAATCTTTTACCGTTGGTGTGCTAGTAAGTAAAATCTTACGCCTTGCAAATGTAGTAGCACGTTTCTCCGCCAAGCTAACAGGATCACCCTCGCCATCTACATCAGCAGGAAACGCATCAACCTCATCCATAAAAATATAACGGCATGGTGTAGACCGCAACCCAGTTGCGCTATTGGCACCAGTAAGCAGCATCATGCCGCCTGGGAACTCCTTTGCCAGCATCGTATTACCGCTATCTCTACTCCTTGACGGCGCGATCTTATCGTTTAAGCATGGTGTCTCACTAATAAGCGACTCCAACCTTTGCTTTGATAACCTTTTTGCCATCTCTACCGTAGGTTGCACCAGCAGCATCGGCCCAGGCGAATGTGCAATCACATAACCCAGCCAGTTGCTGCCGCTTTCAGTCTTGCCTGTCTGCGCAGCAAACATCATCACCACACGTTGGATGCCGCTATTAGTGCTAAGGCAATCCATCGGCTCCTTCAAATACGGCGTCCTATTAGTGCGCCATGGCCCAGGTTCCGCACTTGCCTTACTGCTAAGCCTTCTGTGAGCATCAGCCCATTCGCTTACCGTTAACACTGGGTCAGGCCGCAACCCATTCATAAATGCCTTTCTATAGATCGTCATCACTTAGCTCCATCAGTGCTGCACGGTGTTCATCACTCAATAACTTATGAATCACAGTTGGGTCAGTCTCACCAGCTAATTGGTGGCTAAGCCTATCAGCCAAATTAGCTAATGCCTCGCGGATAGTACGGCCCAACTGAAATGCTTGCTTCTTAATATCTTCTGCTGGTAACAACTCCTTACGTTGCTGTGAAACCTGTAGTTTTGCTAATTCTGCTTGGTAATGCTCGCGCCGCTCCCTGCTTATGTTAAGCTCAGGGATTTGATCGTCGCTAAGCTTTACTTCGTCTGGTGCGCTTACCTTTGCGCTATATGTTCTTAGTGTATTACGATTCCATAACTCTAGTGCCATGTCTCTATCAACGTAGCGTTTGCCATTTTCTTCAACAACTGCTGCGGCAATACGTGATTTACACGCATGGGTAACTGCTGCTTTTGAGCATCCCTTAATTGCCGCTAATTCTGAAAACGTTATCAACAATGGTCGTTAAGCGTGGTTAACACAGCTTAACCGATGGAGACCGTATGTGAATATAACATTATCGTGATATAACTTTACCTACTTTGAGGGCTGACGCTAGCTGAAACACGGGCTTCGAATTCACCCACGCCGCCGCATGTCGCAAGGACCCTAATATTTTATAACAATATAATTATATAACGATAATGCAATATAATTATATAACGATAATGCAATATTGTTTCTAATAAAAAAGGCGGGTTATTAGCCCGCCTAGGTTATTAAGTTATGGCTTAGAATTAGCTGGGTAGATTGTCAAACTGTTCGCCTAATTGTCGGCTTGTAACGTTCAACAACTCCAGAGCTTGTGATCTGCTTTGCTCTGCTGGTGGTATGGCTTGGCGATGCGATGCGATCGCCTCGCACTGGGAGTAAATCAGCTCAGTTAGTAGCTTATACGTAGCAAACAAAGCAGAATCCCAACTATCAGAGCATTTACCAGTTAACGCCTCGAGTTGATTGGATTCTGCCGCCTCGCAATGCTCGGCTGATTGTCTAGCATTGTCCACCAAATCCCTAGCCATAAGTAGCCTTTGAATGGCATAGCTTGCATCCAAGCACTGAGATTCAAGACTACTTAATGCATTGGTTGCGCTGCAATAGTTCTGATACAGTTGCTGATAGGTTGGGTTGGCATTAATAAAAGCTTGTTTTTGAATGGTCATGATTGAGCGGTGAGAATAGGTGAATTGGTAATTTTAGATTTACTAGCGCCATGCGCCCATATAGCAACGTCGGCCAATGATCCGTCACACAATCCACAGCTTGCGCAGTCGGTTTTATGGCCACGCTCAGCGGATGCGGCGCAGTGGACCGTACCGGCCGGGTCCGGCGCGCCTATTGGCAACACTGTGAACGTGTTCCATCCGGCGGCCTTAGCATCGCTTAAATCCTGCAGTGAATCGCAGGACGCTTGCACGGTACCTTTTAGCCATGCCCCCACTGGCTTGCGCCATTGGTGGGTGTATCCCGTGCGAACTACTACTCCAGGCAGGATAGCTTCCCATATCCACCTAGGCACGGCGGCCGGATCACCGGCACTGCCTATTCTTAAATCACGGCCGGCAAAATCACTAGGCATAGCGGCCGCATAACCGGCGCCATGGTGCCAGCAATTCCAAACCGCTAGCGGTGCTTGATACCAGATTACGTAACAAGTTTTGTTGATTTTATGCGGACAATCACCGCATACACTCTTGCCTTCAACGCTTTTAAAAGCTTGATGGGGTGGTATATCGGCGCGCATAATCCACGTTTGAATCATGGCGCCGGTTTTGTCGTTAGCGCTGCAATCGCTGAAGCCGGTAGCTATAACGACGATTGGCGCGCCATCTAGCATCGACGGGCCGTGATACAAAACACGGCCGTTTGGGTTGGTAGCTTTAAGCATTGGCTTTGTAGGGATTAAAAGGGTTGGTTGAATTTGGAAAGTGTTGCCAAACGGGATGTGGTTCTGCTGGTAGCCAATCAGGCCCAATCTGCAAAGCTTGTGGCACGTTATGCAGTAAGCGGAACAGTGAACGGCGGCGGCTTAGCACTGCAGTTCTTGAATCCTCGGCCCATAGTTTGGCTAACAACTTCTCACACTTCATAATCTCAAGCGCTAAGACTTCAGAACGGGTAACAGATAGTTTTTGCATAATTAAATAGTGTTTAGATCAAAATCGCCGCCGCTTAATTTGGTAGCGCTTATATACCAGCCATGAAAGTTGGCGGTTTCGTTATCAGACCATGGGCGCGCTTTGCAACGCATGGGACGGTAAGCGTCAGGATGGCTCGCATGCTCAAACCAAACCGATTTTGTGGTTCGTTTAATGCAGCGAACTGGAAAGTCGCCATGGGCGCAGGACAACGTCCCGTAGTAGATCTGGCCAACGTTAAAGGCAATCACAGTGCAACCCTCACAGCGTGGCGGGTAATATTTAAACGAGCTGCAATCTTGCGCTGCGAATAGCCCTGAGCCGATAGGTGGCGGATATATGCGGGTTGGCCTTGAGCTCTGATAGCTAAGGCATGGAATAAGGCAACGATCACCAACACGGCGCCTAGTAGCGCTGGCAGCAGTGTTAACGCGTGATCAACTGGCGGGAAGCTTGGGGACATGTGAATTAAAAGCGGGTGGAATAATTGAGCGCTTGATTGCGCCCGCCGTCAACATAGCCCGGATTCAGCCAATAGCTAGGCGTTAGCTGCCAAATATTCTTATCTCTTAACAATAGCGCAACTGTACTATAAGCGGTGTACTATTCAAAGGCGCCGATGCATAGGCGCGCCGAACTGATAACGAGAATCATTCTCACCGATAACGAGAATCATTCTTACTAGTACATTAGTACTATCACAGCACTGTTATATTGTTATATAACGATATAACGGTACAATAGTATAATGTTATAACACTAGTACAAATGTACTATAGTACGTTAGTACTATGATACAAATGTACTATAGTACATCAGTACTAGAGACCACTTTTTTATATACCTGTGTCAGAAAATAATACCTTAAACCGCCTTGCAGCCGTGTGTAAAAAAGGCCCTAAAACCGACCCCTTGCAAGTCCCAAAATTTTTAGACAAATTGCTTGACCGCCGCGTCAAATATTGCGCCCGCATTTTTTTGCACCGCCAGTTCAGCAGCATAATTAAAATCAAAACTTTTTTGCACTGATGGCACTGCTTCAAGCTGCCTAAACAATTGCGTAAGGTTGCCGCTTTTAACGCGGTATATGCCCGGCTGAGGCAGCCGACCCTTACCGATAGCCCTATAGACCTTTTGAAGCTCCTTCCTGGCCCCCACATAGGGCACATAGATGTGGCTGCCTTCAGTGCGGTACCTACCAGGTCGCACAGATGCCCTGATGTCCTCAAATGCCTTGATGCCATATAACGCCTCAACGTATTGCGATGCACGTATGCGACCTTGCTGGTTGCGCTTAGCTGCTGGTGATTCATGTAACGGCAACATATACCTACCGTTGTAATTTGATAACTGTGATGCTAAACGTTCTTGAAATCTAGTTTTGTATACCATACCACCTAAAATTTGCGGTAACAAATAAGTGGAAGGCGGCTGACCTTTAGTTGCTTCATCACGTAAATAAATAGTTGTATATGGTTGCGCTTTAGTTGCTAAGTGACGGTATAGCGGTGATTTGTATGTAAATGCGCTAAGGCTACGAAAAGAATCTTTCATTTCATGCTGCAATGCCTGGCGGACGACGGTGCCAAGACGATTAACAGTAACAGCAGCTAAAAATGGCAATTGAACTCTTACGATTAGGTCAAGCTCACGATCTAGCTTTTGACCATTAAAACTAATACTCATGACGCATCCGATAGAGCGGTAATGATTTTATCGTAGTCGCGGCTGAAGCTATAGACCAGTTCAGGTGGGATAGGTTGCTGCTCGTCCTGGGCATTGTCGCGGATGGCATTTGCTACCGCCACGGCTTCAGACATTAATGTATCAAGTCGGTCGATGCAGGGACGGTTGCGTTCAGAAATAATAACCATGCTGTGATTAGGTGTTACAGGCTGATGCTAACCGATGCTGCCGGTTAGGTCTAATTTGCTTAACATTGCGCAATGTGGCGCCGTCCAACCTCGTCCAACCTCGTCCTAACCTCCGTCTAACCAGACCCATTGGTATGACTGGCCGTCCAACCTCGTCTAACCTATTTACTAAAAAGAGTTTGGAAATAAAAAAAGGAGAGACGTAAGCGCTTTATGGCGCAGA